ATATATAATGAAATCACAGGTTCGTTATATAAGGGTAAAGAAGGTGTGATTGTTATACCTTGTCTTTACATTAATACATTTAATGAATGGAAAGACAGAGGAGACAGTCCGGGCAGACCAGTAAAGATACATACTGATCCTTCAATCCTTGCACAAACGACAAGGGGAGATGACAGTAAAGATAGATTACCAAGTGGTAATTATATTGAAGATACTGGTAATCACTTTGTTTATATTCTTGATAAAGATTATAATCCAAAGGAAACAGCTTTAATTGCAATGAAGTCTACGCAAAAGAAGAAATCCAAAACTTGGAATTCAATGATGCAAAGTAGAAGACTTCAAGGTAAAAAAGGTTATTTCATGCCACCATCTTGGGCAACTTCATACAAATTAACCACAACTAAAGAATCCGGTAATAACAATTCTTGGTTTGGTTGGGTTGTTGAGTTTGATCAATACTTGAATGATCCTAAATTTGCAGCAGCATTAGATGCAGCAAGAGGATTTTACGAGAGTGCCAGAAAGTCTGACATTTTTGGTAAGATTCATTTTAACCAAGAAGAAACTGTAGAAGCTACATCAAGCGAATCAGTACCATTCTAATTATGAATGCACAAAAGTTACTAGATCTATTCGCTGGTGACTTAACTAAATATATTAAGGTCACTCTTTTGGGTGACCTTAATGAACGTAGTAAGAAGTCTGCAAAGTACGTCACGATTGACGAACCAGTGACCACGGACCTGTGGCAGAGCCATCTTGATGGCAAACAGATTATTGGTGTTAGACCAGAATTTAATAACAAATGTAAGTGGGGTTGTATCGATATAGATCCTGCTGATTATAAAGATTATTCAGAAAAGAAATACGTAGAGATTATTAAGAATCATAAATTACCATTAGTGCCTGTAAAATCTAAATCAGGTGGTTTACATTTATTTTTATTCTTAACTGATTGGGCAGACAAAATTAAAGTTGTAGAAAAATTACAAGAAATAAACAAAGAATATTTTTTATCTAAAGAAGTTTTCCCATGCAATAAAGCAGTAGGAATGCCTTATCATAAATGGGAAGCTGCAGTAGAGTATGCATATGATGATGACAACAATGCAGTTATATTAGGTAGGTTTTTAGAAATAGCTGAATCAAAAAAATTATTTCCAGAAGATTTTTTTAAATTTAAAATAACAGAATACGAACCAGAAACTTTTTACAGAGAATATCCGCCTTGTATACAAAAAGTATTACATGATGGTTGGACAGGAGATAGAAACAATATGTTATTCAACATATGTGTTCTTGAATTAAAAAAATCTGAAGGCACACTAACATTAAAACAATTAAAAGAAATTGCTTGGGAAAGACAAAGACTTGCTTTTGCAAAACACAAAGATGGTCCGTTACAAAGAAATGAAAGCGATGGAACTGCTGAGTCTGTGTTTAAAAAAGGGTATGAATATATGTGTCCACCTAAGTACGGATTTATAGAGAGTATTTGTAACAAAGAATTATGTAAGACAAGAAGACTTGGAATCATGGCGCAAACTCCAGATATATTTAATGAGTTTGAAAATGTTACTTATTCACAAGACACTAAAACAACTTATTATGAATTTGATTACAAAGGTACTCATATAGTTGTTCTTCCTGAAGATATGAAAGATGAAAAAACCTGGAGAACAAAATTAATTAAACATAAAATATTTTGGAGAACATTACCCAAGGTTAAAAAGGGTCCACCATTATTTGAATTGTTAATGGAAGCCTTAGTAAACAAAGCAGAAGAGAGTAAAGATTTTAACAATAAAGATACTAGAGAAGAGATAAGACATGTTGCCTTAAAAGATTTTTTTGAAAAGACTTGGGAGTTAGATGATTTTTCTAAAATGGATCATGGTTATACAATTAGAAAATCAGATTCAACATTAGTTTATTTTAAAAGATCTACATTAGATTCTTGGATAAAAAGAAATGCTTCTCATTTATTTAGTTCTACAGTAGAAGCGCTAAACTTTTTGAAATGCAAAAGACATGATTTTTTTCAAGGTGTTAAAAATGTATGGTATGTAGACATGCCTGATTTTGAGAAAGGTAAAGAAATAAAAGCTAACGGTTCAAGTAAAAAAACAACAAGTGAAATGGATGATGAATATCACAACAAATTTAGAGCTCCAAAAACAGAGGGCACTATACAAGAAAACAATTAAAATATTTGGTCCTCCCGGAACAGGTAAAACACACAATTTAATTGAAAGAGTTTTAAAAGGAGCTTTACGAAGAAACATAAACCCAAATAATATTGCTTTTATTTCATTTACTAATAAAGCTGTAAGCACAGCAAGGGATAGGGCTTTATCAGCATTTCCAAAATATACTTTAAAAGATTTTAACAGATTTAAAACATTACATTCTTATTGTAGAAGATACTTTCAAGAAGAAGTATTTGATACTAAGGATTGCATGCTTGATTTTGCATTACAAAATAAAATTATAAGAACGAGTGATAGTAGAGTTGATGATGATAACTTTACTTACAAAGATTGGTCTCTTGCCATTTATGATAAAGCAAGAAATATGATGGAAGATCCTGTTAAAGTTTACAAAAAAGAAACTTATAAAAAAGAACCCTTAAATGTTTATCTTAGAAAGATAGACACTTACGAACATTACAAACGATCAGGGGGAGAAAATTCATTTATAGATTTTACAGATATGATAGGTCGTGCCATTGATGAAATAGAATTTCCACCATTAGATATATTAATTTTAGATGAAGCACAGGATTTTACTCCATTACAATGGTCAGTTATTTATAAGATGTGTGACAATGTAAAGCGTATCTATTTAGCAGGAGACGATGATCAAGCTATTTATAGGTGGAATGGAGCAGATCCAAAATACTTTACGACTTACTTTCCAGGTCGCAAGGTGGTTTTACGTAAGACACAAAGGTTTGGAGAGGCAATTTACAATTTTGCTCAAATTATACGTAGAGGTATAGTAGATAGTGAAGATAAGCTATATACCCACAATAACAGTCAAAACAACTACGTAAAACGCTATTTAAGCTTCAAAGAAGTGCCTTTTAACGAGCTTAACGGTACTTGGTATGTCCTGGGCCGTATCCATACAACTGTGAACGAATTAAGGGCATCTGCTAAGGATGCAGGGCTATATTATAAGGATAATAAAGGTAACAAATCATTTGATGAAAAACAATGGGAAGCCATAAAAGCATGGACTGCTCTAAATAATGGCAGAAAGATTGGTAAAAAAGCGGCAGAAAACCTGTACAAATATGTGAGGGAAATAAAGGATTCTGATTACAGAACACAAAAATTTTGGTTAAACATACCTGATTACCAAGAGTTTGATTTTAATGATTTAAGAGAATGGGCTGGCTTAGATATGACTGATGAATATCAAAGTAAAGCTTGGTGGTGGATCTTAAAACGTAATTTTAGTCCAAGACAGACAATATATTTTATAAGACTACTAAAAAGATATGGACAAGATGCATTAAATAATGAGCCTAGTATTTTAATTGATACAATTCATTCTGTTAAGGGTGGAGAAGCGAACAATGTTTTAATCTATTCTAAAGCTAATTGGTTATCTGATTTTAACAACAAAAGTAAATTAGAAAAGTCAGATGAGAGTAGAGTTTATTATACAGGAGTAACTAGAGCTAAAGATACAATCCACTTGCTATCAACAGACTATAAGTATAATTATCCTATCGGAAAAGATTATTTAGTTTATTTAAAGGAAAATGAGCAATAAAACATTTTTTAAACAAGTTGGTGGTAAACATTATAAATTAATGAAAATACAACCATCAGTATTTATAAATAAAAATAATTTACCATTCGCAGAAGGCAATGCAATTAAATATATTTGTAGACATAAATTAAAAGGTAAAAAAGAAGATATATTAAAAGCAATTCATTATTTAGAAATGATTTTAGAAAGAGATTATAATGACTAGTCTGCAGTTATCAATGAATTTTAAAAAACATATTTGGTCATGTCCTAATGAGTATAAAGACTTATCTAAATATCCTGAGATAGCAATTGACTTAGAAACTAGAGATGATGGAATTAATGAAGGCCTTGGCGCAGGTTGGGCAACGAACAAAGGTTATGTCATTGGTTTTGCTGTAGCTGTAGATGGTTGGCAAGCATATTACCCATTTAAACATTTAGGTGGTGGTAACATGATCCCTGTGCAAGTAATAAAATATATGAAAGATGTATGTGCATTACCTTGTACAAAGATATTTCACAATGCCCAGTATGATATTGGTTGGTTAGAAGCTATGGGTATTAAAGTAAATGGTCCAGTCGTAGATACCATGATTGCTGCAGCAGTTATTAATGAGAACAGATGGTCGTTTGCCCTTAACAATTTGGCTAAAGAATATTTAGGCGAAATTAAAGCTGAAACTGATTTGAATGAAGCAGCTAGAGATCATGGGGTTGATCCAAAAGCAGAGATG